AAGTGTACATTGATCCATACTATGGTGGTTACACATCTAACCAAGAATTGGTTACTATCGGTTATAAGGGTTCTTCTCCTTATGACGCTGGTCTATTCTACTGCCCTTACGTTCCTCTACAAATGGTTCGTGCAGTTGACCAGTTCACATTCCAACCAAAAATTGGATTCAAGACTCGTTACGGAATGGTTGCAAACCCATTCGCAGGTGGACTATCAGTTGGTAACGGCGCTTTGACCGCTCAGTCAAATGTGTACTACCGTCTATTTGCAGTTAAAAACTTGATGTAATCAGGGAACCTCCGCAGAGAGGTATTTAAAAGGGAACCTTCGGGTTCCCTTTTTTTTGGCGCCTAAATAGGTGTATGTTAACTTATAAAGGAAATAAACATGATTAAATTCATTAAATCTTTCTTCGGAAAAAGAGAATCCAAATTTGAACATCCATTGGATGCGGTAACAACTCCTAATGTGCAGGTTGATACACCACCAGTTGTTGAAACTCCTGCAGCACCAGCACAGAAGAAAAAACGCAATTACAATAAAAAAACTAAGTAATGACCGCTTTATCAAGAACACCGGTAAATACAAATCCGTTACAATCATCCAAGTTCATCTTGGCGTTTGAACGATTGCCTACGGTTCAGTATTTTTGCCAAGAAGCAAATTTACCTGGTGCAACTTTAAGTGAAGCTACATTTGTAACTCCATTGCGAGATGTTCCTATTGCAGGAAATAAATTATCATATAGTGAATTTAATATAACTTTCATAGTTGATGAACAGTTACAATCATGGAATGAATTATACAAATGGATGTTGGCAATTGGTTCACCAAAAAGTTTAAGTGAAAGAAATAGACTCAATCAATTACAAAATCAATTTACTACTGGTAACAGTTATTATTGTGATGCAACTTTAACTATTATGTCTGCTTTAAATAATCCATTGTTGAAAGTAAATTATCACAGAATGTTTCCCATTTCAATATCAGACGTTAAGTTTGATACACAGTTGGATGCAGATACAATTATAACAGCAACAGCAACATTTCAATACGAGTATTTCGATATAACACCAGCTTAACTTTTTTATTTTATATTATGGAAAACCTTGAACAAATTTTAGAATACTGGACAGCCGATTCAGAAATAGACCAGACAGAACCTGGCAAAGAACTCTTAAAAATACCTAAACTACACAACAAGTATTTGTCTATACTTACCAAACACAAAATTGCATCCAAACGGATTCATTTTGAATACACCCGTATGCGTAAGATTAAATACGAATACTATTCTGGAAAGATGGACAAAGATGAACTTGAGAAATATGGTTGGGAACAGTTTGGGTACACTCTTAAATCTGATATGCCCACCTACTTAGAATCAGACAATGATTTAATTAAATTGCTTGAGAAAAAAATGTACCATGAGGAGGTAGTATCGGTGGTTGAATCCATAATGGGTGAATTAAAACAACGCACATGGCAACTAAGAGAATATATCGCATGGGAGAGATTCATTGGAGGACAGTAATCATGTATTTATCTCTAAGGTCAATGAAGTATACTTGAAGATAAAATGTGAGAAACATATATCTCAAGAAATCTCAGAGTTTTTCACCTTCTTCGTTCCAGGTTATCAGTTTGTTCCGGCATTTCGTAATAGAATATGGGATGGCAAAATCCGCCTGTTGGACCTAAGAACTAATCACCTGTACATTGGATTAATAAAGTATCTACAAGAGTTCTGTGAATCTAGAGACTATACGATTGGATATAGTGAAGATTCGGATCATTTGGATATTGAAGATGAATTTTCAGTTTATCATGCCAAGAAGTTTGCAGACAGTTTAAAACTATCGTCAAGGGGCAAGAAGATTGAAATAAGAGAACATCAGGTGGATGCATTTTGTCATGCAATGCAAACTCGCAGAGCTTTATTATTATCTCCTACGGCATCAGGTAAATCACTAATCATATATCTGATTGTTCGACAGTTAATGGACTATCAGAAATTAAAAGGACTGATTATTGTTCCAACAACTTCTTTGGTTGAACAGTTATATTCAGACTTTGGTGATTACTCCGGTGAAAATGATTTTAAGAATCACGAACATGTCCACAGAATTTATCAGGGTAAAGAAAAAGATACAGACAAAGATGTAACTATTTCCACATGGCAATCGTTATATAAGATGCCTAAACAATATTTCGAACAATTCGACTATGTTATTGGTGATGAAGCGCATTTATTTAAGGCTCAATCACTTACAAGCATTTTAACTGCATGTACGAACGCAAAGTATCGAATAGGACTCACTGGAACGCTTGACGGCACTAAGACGCACAAGTTAGTATTGGAAGGGCTCTTCGGTTCAACCAAGCGCGTTATAACGACAAAAGAGCTGATTGACAAGAATGAACTATCAAAATTTGAGATAAAGTGTCTTATTTTGAAACATCCAGATGAAATTTGCCTGGAAATGAAAAGTAAAGACTATCAGGAAGAAATACAATACCTTATTGCGAATGAACAGCGGAATAAGTTCATTAAGAATCTTGCGGTTAGTTTAGGTAATAATACACTTATATTATATCAAATGGTTGCCAAGCATGGACAAATCCTCTATGATATGATTAAGAACACCGAAAAAATTGGTGAACGAAAGGTCTTTTTCATTTCAGGTAAAACGGAAACAGACGATAGAGAGAGTATTAGGAAAATTATGGAGACGGAAAATGACGCTATTGTGGTGGCTTCTTTTGGTACCTTTAGCACTGGTATTAATATCAGGAATTTGCATAATATTATTTTTGCTTCACCTTCTAAAAGTAGAGTGAGAAATCTACAGTCTATCGGCCGAGGTTTAAGGCAAAATGAAGGAAAAGAAATTGCAACTCTTTATGATATTGCAGATGATTTACGTTATAAGAAACATATGAATTTTACATTGAAGCATTTCGTTGAAAGAGTGAAGATATATACTGATGAGAAGTTCCCATTTAAAACCTATAAGATAGGACTAAAGAAATGAATAACATCAAAATAGTCAGATTATTGGACGGTACAGACATTGTATCTGTCATTGATGAAATTAGAACTGGTGAATTTCTTTTAATTAATCCAATGGAATTTCAAGTACAAGTTCGCGGGCAAGCATCTCATATTACTTTAGCTCCGTACTTACCCTTTCAATTTGTTGAAAAGAATGAAGTTGTTATTTACGCAAAAGATGTTGTTTTTTCGACAACACCAAAAGAAGAATTTGCCGAGTATTATGAAACCTCTGTAGAACAACTCCTTGAGAATGTGAATGAAGAAGAACCTTTACCTGAGAGAATTAAAGACCTAATGATTAAGGCATTTATTGCTTTAGATCCAGAAGAAAAGGTATTACATTAATTTCAATGGTCAACACCGGGAGACTAACATTAGTCAAGCCCTTTTGTCAACACTTATTTTGGTATACATGCATGAGCTCTAAACATTACATTAACAACGCGACCTTCCTACAAGAACTTCTGGCATACAAAGAACGTAAGTCTAAGAATCCAAAAGAACCAATACCAAATTATATTGGTGAATGTTGGATGAAAATTGCCGAAGGTCTATCACACAAACCAAACTTCATTAGTTATTCCTACAGAGATGAAATGATTTCTGATGGTATTGAAAACTGTTTGATGTACTTTGAGAACTTTAATCCAGCTAAATCTTCCAATCCATTTGCATACTTCACACAGATTATATACTTTGCATTCCTCAGACGCATCCAAAAAGAAAAGAAACAAACGTATATCAAGTACAAGTCTACAGCTCAGATGGGCATCCTAAGTGAATATGAGATGCAGGACTTAGATTCAGGAGGCATTAAGCAGTTTGAACTGTATGATAACATTGCCGACTTCATAGGGGTTTATGAGTTAGGACAATCCAGAAAAAAGGCAGAGAAAAAGAATGCCAAAAAACCAAAAGGTATTGAGGTATTCTTGGAACCTACTGGTGATTTGGCATTAACGCTTGCAGAACGTGCGTTTTTAAATCCAGAAGAAGAAATCGCTTGACAAGATGGACCTTTTAGATTATAATGAGAAAAACCTTGGTATAATTTCTGGATTAATCCTTAAAAATTTGACCTATGACCTGTTACCTAGGAAATGGTGGGGTAAAAACTCCACCAATCCATTATTTGGTCATTGCCATAATGCCACTGGTTGTTTATATAAGATTTTTGGATATAAAGCAATGCACACCTATAAAGCTCTAGACTATGAAGATGTTTGGCATTGGTGGGCAATTGATAAAGAAAACAAGATTATAGACTTGACCGCTGGACAATATACAAGTAGAGGAAAGAATCCTCCTTATGCGGAAGGTAACAAGGCAAGTTTGTTAGGGTTTGAATACCGCAAAAGAATTTTAAGACTTACAGATAGGGTAATGTGTGAATATGAAAGTAGCAATAATCACGGATCAACATTTTGGAGCCAGGAATGACTCCGTTCACTTTTTGGATTACTATGAAAAATTTTATGATGAAACATTTTTTCCTGCTATCACAAGTGCCAACATTAATACTGTCCTTATTCTTGGTGACACGTTTGATAGGCGCAAATATGTAAACTTCTACTCACTCAAAAGAACAAAAGAAATGTTCTTTGATAAGTTGGCAGAACTAGGTATTGAAGTACATATGTTGGCAGGTAACCACGATACATATTTCAAGAACACCAATGATGTTAACTCTGTAGATTTGTTATTGAGAGAGTATGGCAATATCAATGTGATTGACCATCCAGTAAACATATATGTTGGTCCTCATAAAGTTTGTATGATGCCTTGGATTTGTCCAGAAAACTATGAAGATAGTATGGAGATAATCAAAGAAACCGATGCAGAGATATGCATGGGACATTTTGAAATTGCAGGTTTTGCCATGCATCGTGGCATGCCATCTGAAGAAGGATTAAATCGTGGATTATTCAGGAAGTTTACACATACTTTTAGTGGGCATTATCATCATAAATCTAATGCTAGCGACATATATTATCTCGGAAACCCGTATGAGCTTACTTGGCAAGATTATGGTGATGACAGGGGCTTTCACATCTTTGACTTTGGCAGCAAAGAACTTATTTTCATAAAAAATCCAAATGTAATGTTTCACCGAATTGTCTATGATGACAAAGTAGAAACAATCCAAGAAGTTATAGCAAAAGACCTGAGTAAGTTTGCCGGTTCGTATGTCAAAGTGGTTGCGGTCAATAAGACCAATCCATACTTGTTCGACCAGTTTATGAACAAACTCTATATGGTAAATCCACTTGATATTACCATTATTGAAGACGCTTTAGACTTGACAGAAGGTGTAGAAGATGATAAGATAGATGAAGCAGAGGATACAATAACCATCATTAACAAATACGTTGATGCATTGGAAAACTCTGGCATCGATAACACAAAACTAAAGACTATGTTAAAAGAACTTTATGTTGAGGCATTGAACCTAGAACAAGCATGATTATTTTTCAGACGATTAGATGGAAGAACATATTGTCCACAGGCAATACGTTTACCGAAATCAAACTCAACAAATCAACAAATACATTGATTATTGGCCACAACGGCGCAGGCAAGAGTACCATTCTTGATGCATTGTGCTTTGGTCTTTTTGGTAAACCGTTTCGTAAGATAAACAAACCAAATCTTGTAAACTCCATTAACAACTCCGATGCTGTAGTTGAAGTTGAATTCACAATTGGTAAAAAACAATATAAGATTGTTCGTGGAATTAAACCAAATTTGTTCGAAATTTACTGCAATTCTATTCTGGTAAATCAGGATGCCAGGGCTAAAGATTATCAAGATTTCCTAGAAAAATCGATTTTGAAGTTTAATTTTAAATCTTTTACTCAAATCGTTATTCTTGGATCGGCAGCATTCGTACCATTCATGCAATTGTCACCAGCTGACCGGCGTACTATCATTGAAGAATTGTTAGATATTCAAATTTTCACTTCAATGAATGGTTTAATCAAAGAAAGAATGGCCACGATTAAAGAATCCACAACAAAAACAAAATATGCACTTGAATTGGTGAATGAAAAGATACTGTTGCAGGAACACAACATTGAAGAACACAAGAAAAACAATGATGAAGAAATTACCAAAAAGAAACAGGAAATTACAGACAATGAGTTAATTAACTCAAAGCTGACAAAAGATATTTTACTGATTAACAAACACATTGAAAAGTTATCTACCAAAATTACTGACAAGTTAGATGTTGAAAAACGATACAAAAAGTTTGTACAAGTTGAAGCTAAAATGTCATCAACTTATTTGAAGGTGGAAAAAGACATCCAGTTTTATGAACACAATGATGATTGTCCTACTTGTAAACAGGTGATTACACCTGAATGGAAAGATTCTCAGGTCCAAGAAAAGCAAAACAAGAAAACAGAAATAGAAGGTGCTTTGCAAACCATCATAGATGAAATGTCAAAACTCACCACCAGAACTAATGAAATCATTGCTATTAACAAACACATTACAGAACACAACAATGAGGTCGTTAAACACAATTCTACAATCACTGCCGTCAATAACTATATCGTTAAACTGAATAGAGAGATTAAAGAATTGAGTGAACGCAAGGACAACCTAACAGATGTAAATGCGAAGTTAAAAGAACTTAGGTTAGAGTTGGCCAATTTGGAGAAAGAACAGGAAGAACTGTCTGTTGATAAACACTATCATGAGTATGCAGCTTCCCTACTGAAAGACAATGGAATCAAGACTAAGATTATCAAACAGTATTTGCCAATCATAAACAAGTTTGTCAACAAGTACCTGAAGGCTATGGATTTCTTTGTTAATTTTAACTTGAATGAGAACTTTGAAGAAACAATCAAATCTAGGCACCGCGATGAGTTTAGTTATTCCAACTTCTCTGAAGGTGAAAAGATGCGTATAGATTTGGCTCTTTTGTTTACATGGAGACAGATTGCAAAACTAAAGAATTCAACGAACACAAATCTATTGATACTAGATGAGGTGTTTGATTCCAGCCTAGATACAGTAGGTACAGATGAATTTTTGAAATTGATACATGAGATGGGACAAGATACAAACATATTTGTCATATCACATAAAGGCGACCAACTCTTTGACAAGTTTAGGTCTATAATTAAGTTTGAGAAAAAGAATAATTTTTCACAGGTGGTATAAAATGGTTGATTTATTTAGATATAGTACAGAAGAAGCGGTAAAACAAACTGCACCAACAGCAACAAAACAAGAACCTAAAGTTTTTGATTTGGTTGACGAGAGTTCAAAAATTCTTAGGCAAAAAATGCCAGAATTTGACTTTCAAAATCCACCTGTAAATGCTAATCAGTTTGCATCTACACTGGTGGAAACATGTAAGAAAAATAAAGGATTGGGTTTATCAGCAAATCAATGTGGTTTTAATTATCGTGTTTTTGTTATGGGTGCTAATGATGATTATGTGGCATTTTTTAATCCTAAGGTTATTTTATCCGAAGGTGAATCTCATATGATTGAGGGTTGTTTATCTTTTCCGTTGTTAGGACTTAGGATTACCAGACCTCAGGAGATTGTGGTAGAATACCAAGACTTTGTAGGTGTAAAACATACCACAAGACTCAATGGTATATCTGCAAGATGTTTTCTCCACGAGCTTGACCACATGGACGGAATAGTATATACTGACCGTGCAAAGCCTTTGGCGCTTAAATCTGGACAAGAGAAACGCCAGAAAACAATTAGAGAAATTTCTAAAGCTCAGGCTAACTATATGAACATGATGAAAAAAATTGAGAAACAAAATAATGGCAAAACCGCAAATTGATCCTGTGGAAAAACAATGGGACAATTGGTTAGAAAAAAATCCAACCCATGAACACATTGATGTTGATAATTTAAAGAAAATTCTGATTGAAGATTTAACATATGCATCTAAAATGGATGTAAAAGAATATACATTATATCAAAAATGGGTTGAAGTAAAGGAGCGTTATCCAACAGAGACAACCTTTACATTATTTGATGGCGAAGAACAACAACTGATTGATAAAGAGCAATCTAAAATAATTGATAAGGTTAAGAAGAACTTTTGGATGCCAACTGGTCCGGATGATTATGAAAAACTGCAACCTGTATTAGAACTTTCTAATGGTGAACTAGCAGAAACATGGAATGCAGTTCGTACATTTTCTTCTACAATGAAGAACAACTCAAACATTGGTCGCAACCTGTTCTATACAGTCAAGGATGGCGTCACTGGTAAGTACCTTGGTGTCATTTGCATATCATCTGACTTTCTTGACCTTACACCTAGAGATACAGCAATTGGATGGTCTAGAGATGTTAAGACACAACAGAGTATGATTAACCACACAGCAATTGGTTCTACTATTGTTCCACTACAACCACTTGGTTATAGTTACATGGGCGGTAAACTGTTGGCATTATTGTGTCTGGCAGATACAGTGCAGAAAGATTGGAAAGAAAGATATGGAGACACTCTTGTTGGGGTTACTACAACGTCATTATATGGAAAAACAAAAGCCAACGGGCTTTCTCAGTATGATGGTTTGGAACATTGGCAGAAAATGGGATTTTCTTCTGGCTCAGTTGCATTTGAACCTTCTCGTTCTACCCGCAATATGGTGTTTGATTGGATTAAAGAAAATGAACCAAGAAAATATTTTGAGTGGTGGGAAGCAAAGAACCCACAAGGACTTCCATTAAAGCGTGACCACAAGAATCGTTCATTGAATTATGTATATTCTAAGCTTGGTATTCCTAAAGAATTGATTCGTACCGAACACCAACGTGGAATTTATTTCTCTCCGTTGTATAATAACACCAACGAATTTCTACGGAAAGAAATAGGTGATCCGGAATTGGTAAAGTCTTTCAATACCAGTGAAGAAACTTTGTCCAGTATTTGGAAAACAAAGTATGCAAAAGGCCGTATTCGGCAACTACAGAAACAAAACAAGGTATCATATGAAAATCTTTTCTATGATGACCTAATCTATTTGTCTTGGGATGAAACCAAGGCAAAGTATCTGCCACAAGTTGGCAGGTAAAACAAGTATACCACAAATATGCTTGACAAACATCATATATAAATGTATGATGGTGACACTCACGCAATGTGGGGTATTTTAATTATTGGAGTTATATTATGGAAAAAGTTTCCGCAAAACAAAAAATCTTGACCGCACTTAAACAAACTGAGGGTTACAACACCTTCACAGTTAAGTCTGCACAACGCCGTTTCGGTATCAAGAATGTTTCCGCACGGATTGAAGAGCTTCGCAAAGAAGGTCATGTTATTTACACTAACACCCGCTACACAGAAAGTGGCGAAAAAATCAGTTTCTACCGTCTTGGTTCACCAACCAAATCAATGGTTAGAGCTGCAATGAGCGCAGGTTATTCTCTTACTGCTTAATTAAGCAACCCTAAACCACTTCTCTGCGGGAGTGGTTTTTCCTATTTTATGGAGTTTACATGGAAATAAGTATTAAAAAAGAAGAGCTTCAGAAGTTTAGTATTTTTGTAGCAACACCAATGTATGGTGGTATGAACCATGGTCTTTATATGAAGGCTTGCTTGGACCTACAAGGCCTTTGTATGCAATACGGCATCCAGGTAAAGTTCTCTTTCTTGTTCAATGAATCCTTGATTACAAGAGCAAGGAATTATTTGGTCGATGAGTTTCTGAATCGTTCAGAATGTACTCATATGTTGTTTATTGACTCGGATATTAATTTCAGTCCTCAAGATGTTATCGCAATGTTAGCCCTTGATAAAGAAGTTATTGGCGGACCTTATCCAAAGAAAGCAATTAAATGGAAATCTGTCAAGAAAGCTCTTGAAAAGAATCCAGAACTTGATGTTGGTGTCTTAGAAAAAGTAGCAGGTGATTTCGTTTTCAATCCTGTTAAAGGTACTGCACAATTCTCAGTTACACAACCATTAGAAGTTTTGGAAATTGGAACTGGTTTTATGATGATTAAACGTGAAGTTTTCCCTAAATTTGCTGCACAGTATCCACAACTAAGATATAAACCTGACCACGTTGGCCAAGCAAACTTTGATGGTTCAAGATACATTCATGCATATTTTGATACCGTGATTGATGAAAAATCTGAGCGTTACCTATCAGAAGATTACATGTTCTGCCAGTGGTGGAGAAACATGGGTGGTTCAATTTGGTTGTGTCCTTGGATGCGTACTGCACACATTGGTACCTATCACTTCCACGGAGATATGCCAGCTGTTGCTAATTATGTCGGAGAAATGTAATGTCTAAAATGATGGAAGATGGTCGTAAATTTGATATTAATAAGTTAGAGTACGGTTTACTTCCACCTTTTGCACTGGAAGAAACTGTTAAGGTCTTAACTTTTGGTGCTCAGAAATATGAGCGTGATAACTGGAAAAAAGTACCTGATTCAAAACGCAGGTACTTTGATGCATTAGAAAGACATGTATGGGCCTGGAAAAAAGGTGAACTCATGGATCCCGAATCTGGTATTCATCACTTGGCACATGCAATGTGCTGCTTGATGTTTTTGTATGAACATGATATAATGTATTCTAATGAAGATTTTGTAATGGAGAAAAATGATGAAACTATCAAATGAAACCCTAGGTGTGTTGAAGAACTTTTCAACTATCAATCAGGGTATTGAATTTAAAAAAGGTAATAAACTTACCACAATTTCCGCAGGTAAATCTGTACTTGCACAGGCGATTCTCAAGGATGATTTTCCCGAAGATTTCTGTGTGTATGATTTGAACCAATTCTTGTCTGTGTATTCTTTGTTTAAAGATGCAACAGAACTGGAATTTGATTCTGCAAATATTATCTTTAACGGTGGTCGCCGTAAGACTAAGTTCCGTAAAGCTGCCAAGGAAATGATTGTCACTCCTCCAAATAGAGAAATCAAATTGGATGAAGTTGATTGTTCTTTTACTTTGACTGCTGAAGACTATGCTGACATTATGAAGGCATCCTCTGTATTATCTTCTCCAAACATCTCTGTACAATCTGACGGTGAATCTGTTGAATTGGTTGCATATGATGCTAAAGATGATGCACAACATACCAACTCAATCAATGTTGGTGCTGGTAACGGTAAATCATACAAGATTGCTTTTAAAGTTGAAAACTTGAAAATGGTTCTTGGTGAATACGAAGTGCAAATCTCTTTCAAAGGATTCGCACATTTTAAAAACACAAAAGATGACATTCAATATTGGGTCGCTTTTGAAAAGAATGAAAGTGTAATGTAATGTTAATTCCATTTCTAGATGCCGAAACAGAAGGCACAATTTTTGTAAATCCAAAACAAGTTTCTGTTGTATTTGAAGGTAAAAATCCTGAAGGTATTCAATTGACAATGATTAACCTATTGAATGGTAATGTTGCAACACAAGAACCTCTTTTAGATGTTGTTGGTAAACTACAAGCGGAGCTAAAATGACTACAGTAAATACACTATTTGGTACATTTGATGAAAAACAATTAAAGAGCCTCAAGGGTTATGTCGAGGAGATTGTTACATGTATGAACAGAACAAGATCCAACAATGAATCTATTGCCGACATCATTGATTTGGCTCACGATGAACTTAATCTTCCAAAAAAGATTATTCGTAAAATTGCCGTATATGAATTCAAACAGTCACTATCAACTGACTATGCAGAATTCAAAGAAGTTGAGGCTCTAATTGAAGGTATCAAGGACGCTAAATGACACCAACAGGTCGTAGAACTTTTGCAAAATCATTAGGCCTTTTAGGCCTTTTTGCAATCGGTGTAGAAGGATATAAACAAGCCAGTGAAAAACTTGTCTTTAAAGGTGATGAACTTGCTACAGGTGATGTTGTTGAACAACTTAATTATTCTGGCCATTATCTATCCTTTAAAGCCACATACGGTGAAATTGATACATCACCGGTAGATCCAATATCAGTCACATTTCGTAATGGTACAAGATATATTCCTGGAACAGAAAAAAATGTTTCCGTGGATTTGAAACCAGGACCGGATGGTAAACTTTACGTCAAGGAGGGTGATATTTGGCGTAAAGTGTGATACAATGAATTTTTTATATTATGGAGTTTTTGAATGGCTGAACACATGTTGTGGGTTGAGAAGTATCGCCCAAAAACTATTGAAGAATGTATTCTTCCGGAATCACTGAAAGCAACATTTCAGGAATTCGTGAATCGTAAAGAGATACCTAATCTCTTGTTGTCTGGCACTGCCGGTGTCGGTAAAACCACTGTTGCGAAAGCCTTGTGTCAGGAAGTTGGTTGTGATTATATCATGATTAACGGTTCTGATGATTCAGGCATCGATGTCCTAAGAAACAAGATTAAGAACTATGCCTCGTCAATGTCCTTGATGGGTGGACGCAAAGTTGTTATCGTAGATGAAGCAGACTACCTAAATCCAAATTCAACTCAACCTGCGTTTCGTGGAGTGATTGATGAGTTTGCATCCAACTGTTCGTTCATCTTTACTTGTAACTTCAAGAATCGGATCATGGAACCGATTCATTCTCGTTGTACCTGTATTGACTTTAAACTGAATGGTTCGAAAGCCACTATGGCTTCTAGGTTCTTCAAACGTGTTGAAAGTATCCTTACACTTGAACATGTAAAATACGATAAAGAAGTTGTCGCGGCAATTATCTCCAAACACTTTCCAGATAATCGTAGGGTTCTAAATGAACTTCAAAGATTCTCTATTTCTGGCGTCATTGACAAAGGTGCTCTTGGTGCCGTTGCAGATGTACAACTAAAAGACCTGATTAAATCTTTGAAAGAGAAAGACTTTGCATCAGCTCGTAAATGGGTTACACAAAATCTAGACAATGATCCAACAAAAATCTATCGTAAAATCTATGATGGTCTATATGAATTGTTGAAACCAAACTCTGTACCCCAGTTGGTCTTGCATTTAGCTAAGTATCAGTATCAGTCTGCATTTGTTGCAGACCATGAGATTAATATGATTGCCTGTATGACTGAAATCATGGTGGACTGTGAGTTCAAATAATGCCTGATTTATTCAAAGAAATTATTCCTTCTATCCTTCAAACCAAGAAAGACGTTTTCAATGGTGAAGGGTATGATGATTATAAAGCTTTTCTCATTAACCGTTCTTTGTCCTATCACATGGACTGTGTACTGTATGTCAACGAAATGAACATCTATCCGGGTGTTGATAAAGACATGCAATACCAGTATCTTCTAAATACTATTAGACCCATGAAACGGAAATTTCAACCGTGGCAAAAAACAGAGGTTTTGAAAGATTTGGAATGCGTTAAAACATATTTTGGTTATTCAAATGAAAAGGCCAAAGAAGCCCTCCGCATTCTTAATGAAGACCAAATCGCTGAAATAAGAGCAAAAACAAATAAAGGCGGAATTAATAATGATAGGAATACAGGACTTAGTTGAAGTAACTTTAACAAAACCAGACGATTTCTTAAAAGTAAGAGAGACATTGACCAGAATAGGTGTTGCTTCAAAGAAGGACAAAACTTTATTCCAATCTTGCCATATCTTACACAAACAAGGCAAATACTACATTGTACATTTCAAAGAGTTATTTGCACTTGACGGGAAACCGACAGATTTATCTGAAAATGATTTATCTCGTAGAAACGCTATTGCAATCCTATTAGAAGATTGGGGTTTAGTCAAAATTGTTAATGAATCACAAGTACAACAACCTGAACCAATCTTTATTTCGCAAATCAAAATACTGTCACACAAAGAGAAGAATGAATGGCAATTAACGCCAAAATATAACATTGGGACAAAAAAGAAGATATAAATATAACACAGGCCCACCTTAGGGCTGTTTGATGCTACGGTAAAAGGCGTCCGGGCAATTGCACTGTCATCCGTTAATTGACCCTGTATTAAGTAAGCAGGATTATCGTTACGCCTTCGGGGTAACAAATTATTAACTCGCTTTTAGGAGAAAAATATGACATACATTAAAGATGTATTTGGTAATGACTTTTTTGGTAGACTTCAACCTTTCACAATCGGCTTTGACGAAACAATGGACATGTTGCGTAAAACTGCCGAACAAACACAGAAGGCTGTTGGTTATCCTCCATACAACATCAAGCAAGTAAAAGAAAACAAGTACGTCATTGAAATGGCTGTTGCTGGTTTTGCTAAAACTGACCTTGAGATTACTATGGACGGAAACAAACTTCTTGTCAAAGGTTCAACCAAAGATGAAGAAGGTGAACAATTCCTATACAAAGGTATTGCAAACCGTGGATTTGAACGTGCTTTTACTTTGAACGACAAAGTTGAAATCAAAGATGCAGAACTGGTAAACGGTATGCTTAAAATTTGGTTGGAAAACATTGTCAAAGCTCAAGATGCCATTAAGAAAATTGGCATCAAGGAGAAGACAGAGTGAAATCTCTTTTTAAATTTATCCAAGAAAAACTCCGAGAATTAAACCTCCTACAAAATTATGGAAATGCTTTAGAGCAGTACATTCTTGCAAATAATCCAACAAGCATCCACGATGTGGAAAAGTTGGAAAGACAATTTGACAACAAGAATTCCAGAAAAGTTTGGTAATCTAGGACGGGGGGGCTTGACAAAGCCCCCTCTTTGTGTTATACTGCGTTCATTATGAAAAACTTTGAACAAAAACCAATCAAATTGCGTAACAAATTGAACCCGACGGAGTTCTATTGGACATTCTCGACCTGGGGTGTTGAACAGATTGACGGCGTAGATTTTTTACCTGTAACAAAATTCGAACCTTCGGATAAAAGAAACCATCAATTATATCGGATTCGTAAAGATTCCTTGGAGAAAGTGAAAAATGGCTGATAAGAAACTCTATATTGTCGAAACTATTTCTATGTTTCGTATGCGTTATGTCGTGGAAGCTACAGAAGCTGAACATGCAGCTGATGAAGTTGTTTTTGGACTAGGTAATAGTGAATTGAAAGAATTTTCACAACACCATGTGGATGAGGTAATCACCAGTACCCGTGAAATTACGCAAGAAGAATATGTGAAATTGTTCGATGTGGATAATGATTATTTGAAAGAATGGACTGTTGAACAGAAACTTGGCTTTGTCAACAAAATTAATTATGGTAAAAACGACCGCAACGAGATTGGTGATCCACTCTTTGAACCTTTCGGTTAAACATTGTAATAAATAAATCTCCTGGCGGTAGTTCAATGGACAGAACAGTAGCCTTCTAAGCTATCAATCCAGGTTCGATTCCTGGTCGCCGGACCAGATAAAGCGCCAATAGCTTAATGGTAAAGCGTTCGACTCATAATCGACTGAGTGTAGGTTCAATTCCTACTTGGCGCACCAACCTTTTAGGGAGATAACATGAAGAAAATGGTAACAGGACTTTTATTGTGTTTGACAGTTGCCATTAGTCATGGCCAAGAAACTAATTTGGATAATATCAAATTTATGGATGCCAGAAAACCAATAAAGTGTGCAGATACAAAAGCACTTTTAATGGGATTACATAAGGTATACGGAGAAAAAATACTTCGTATTGGATCAAATGATTTGGCATCAGCTGAAAAACCAACATTGATTGCAATATTAGAAAATACAAAAACAAAATCGTGGACAATAGTGGAATATGATGCAAAATATGCATGTGTTTTAGGTTCAGGAGAATACTCGGAAGTATATTAATAAGATGAGACAAAAATTTATTGATGCGTACATGGATGTAGCGAGAAGGTTTGCACAACTATCGTCCGCAAAACGCCTACAAGTAGGTGCAATTGTTGTGAAAGATGACAGGATTATTTCTATTGGTTACAATGGAATGCCGGCAGGATGGACAAATGAATGTGAAACCGTATTCTATGATGAAAATGGTGCCGAGAGATTAAAAACTAAAGATGAAGTTATCCATGCAGAGGCTAATGCGATTGCCAAATTGGCTAAGTCTTCGGAGTCTGGAGATGGTGCCACAATGTTCCTAACGCACGCTCCATGTATTCATTGTGCTAAACAGATATACACAGCAGGCATCAAGAAAGTTTACTTTGGAGAACCTTACCGTGATGAATCTGGTGTTGCCTTTTTGATGAAATGTGGAGTTAGTGTTTGGTCAGATAACACTAAATAATCATGAACAAATGGAGCACCCATGCATTTGAAGATTGTTGGTTGTCCTGATGAGAATTTTAAACCTTATCTAAAGAGGGCTGGTCATTTCTTCGCTGCTAATTTGTTCTCACCTCAATTATCTCCACACATTTATGTTTTAGTTAGATTCGATAAAACACTGCAAGACCATGGAAGTTGTGAGGTTACTGATTATGAAACAAGTAAAAAACCTAGAGAATTTCTAATCAATATAAATCCAGGAATTGGTGCACCAGCTTTGTTTAGAACGCTGGCTCACGAAATGGTCCATGTGAAACAGTTTGCATATCAACATACGAATGCCTCATTGAGTGTCTGGCATAAGAAAGAAGTTGATTCTGATAATTTAGATTACTGGTTTCATCCGTGGGAGATAGAAGCATATGGTTTGGAAACAAGCCTTGTAACAAAATTTTCAATTAAAGAAAAGTTGTGGGAAGTCTTTGAAGATTTTAGAAATCCAGAAGAACCTGCAAAATATGAAGAAATAAAGTGGAAAACTTTAGAAACCACTAAATAAGTTGTATATATAGAGTTATAGTTAAATATTTTTTGGAGTTATAGTGTCTCAGTTCCTCAAGTCCTTATCGTCAGCCTGTGAGTATCGCACACCGTTTATTGGTAGCGATAATCAACCATGGGCGCATCTAGGGGGTTGTGGAGGACGATAATAGAGTAAGAAAACTAAATCAGAATTCACAAACCCCACCCTAAAAAAGTGGGGTTTTTTGTTGTTCCAATACAACAAACGTGTTGACAGGTGCATCGACTTCTGTTACACTAGGTTCTTCGGTTGAGAAATCAATCATGTTCTTTAAAAAGTAAGTGTAATTTGTTGGGGCATTGTGTAGTGATAGCACAGGAGACTTTGAATCTCTTAGTCTAGGTTTGATTCCTAGTGCCCCTGCCATATAAAAACATTCTAAACTGGACGCAGGTTCTGTGAAGTAAGACCTTGGATTGATCCCCAAGAAGGTATGGAGAATAAGAATGTTTCTATATGGTATTTTTTGGAAGTGTGGTCGAGTGGTCTATGGCTCTAGTCTTGAAAACTAGCGATTCGCAAGGGTCCGTGAGTTCGAATCTCACCGCTTCCGCCAAAAATTGGAGAGTGGGCTGGATGGTAAGGCACCGGATTGCTAATCCGACGCTCCGAAAGGGGCGAGTGGGTTCGACTCCCACACTCTCCGCCAAATATGTACAGATGGCCGAGCGGTCCAAGGCAACAGTCTGCAAAACTGTAAAACCGTGGGTTCAAATCCCACTCTGTACTCCAGTATGTTGTTTTTTTACAACAATGTACCGAAAAGTTTTGACAAAGTGTGTGGTTGTGTTATACTCCATGCATGAGTTGAGAAAGTCATCGAACTTCTCAACAAGGTTCATTAAAAAGTAAGTGTAATTTGTGCTCCCGTCGTCTACTGGCTAGGACGCTGCCCTTTCAAGGCGGAGAAGACGGATCGAAACCGTTCGGGAGTACCATA